TGGCTTATACAACAATAGATGACCCATCAGCACATTTTCAGATAGCTTTATATACAGGAAATGCAAGTACTATAACAATTACAAATGATGGTAATTCAGATTTACAACCAGATTGGCTTTGGTTAAAATCAAGAAGTCTTGCACAACCTTCTACTGTTAGAGATTCATCAAGAGGAACAAATAAATTTTTATATCCTGGTGACAGCAGTGCTGAAGGAACTAATACTTATTTAACTTCATTTAATAGTGATGGGTTTTCTATGAACGCAACTGACAATGAGGTTAATGGGAATGGCGATACCTATGTAGCATGGCAATGGAAAGCTAATGGTGGAACAAGAACAACTAATACTGAAAGTGGAAATAATCCTGGCGGTGGTTATCAAGCAAATACCACAGCGGGATTTTCTATTATAGATTATACAGGAACTGGCGGTGTAGGAACAATGGCTCACGGATTAGGTGCAGTACCAGAATTTATAATATTTAAAGACATGAGTTCTGATGGAGATAACTGGTTTGTATATCATCAAGGAACAGGAAATGGTGGAGGTTTGAGATTAGACACAAATGTTGCAACAGGTTCTGATTCAAATAGATTTAATGATACAACGCCAACATCTTCTGTTTTTACAGTAGGTGCGTCTGGTGGAGTTAATGATGATGGTAAAGCAACAATAGCTTATTGTTTTGCACCAATACAAGGCTACAGTAGCTTTGGTAAATATAAAGGTAATGGGCAAGGAGACGGCCCTTTTCTTTACATGGGTTTTAAACCTCGTTGGGTAATGTTTAAAAGAACTGATGCAAATGAAGAATGGTACATATATGATACCGCAAGAGACCCTATAAATGTTATGGATAGAAAATTATTTGCAGACATAAATAATGCTGAATCACAATCAGAAACATTAGACTTTGTAAGTAATGGAGTAAAACTTCGTAATAGTTCTTCAGCATTTAATACTAATGGTGGCACATACGTCTACATGGCATTTGCAGAACACCCATTTGTGTCATCAGAAGGCGTACCATGCACAGCGAGATAAATCCTAAATGCCCAGTATGTGGTGGTGATGAAGATAAATGTTTTTGTGATGACGAATGTGAAAGCTGTGGTGCATGAAGTTTATACTTATCTTATTTCTTAGTTTATTTTTTTCTACAAAAATTTTAGGTGCGGATACCAACACGGTGTCTAGTACGGTAGTAACCTCAACGCCTGGTACTGCTAACTCCCCTTCCGTTGTTGTAAACAATTCTAATATTTGTAAGACTGCTGTAGCGGGTGCGGTGCAAACTCAAATCTTTGGTATTAGTTCTGGTATTACAGTCACCGACGAAACCTGTGAGTTATTATTACTTGCATCCAAGATGTACCAATTTCAGATGAAAGTGGGTGCGGTTACCCTCCTCGCAAGTGAACCAAGGGTGTTCGATGCCCTTTGGAACGCTGGTACTTACGCCCCTGTAAATATTAATGGTGAAAGTAAAATAGGAAATGATGCAAGAGATGCATGGTTAGACAATGTACATCTTATGCCAGAGGGTAGTTTAGTCAAAGCTAGATTACTGAAAGAAAAAGAAAATGAAATTGTAAAAAGGAAGGAGGATAATCATGACCTTGAGAAGTTTTTATTTATGGCTATGGCTATGTATATTGGTATGCCTATCCTCTTCTAGTAAAGCTGTAGACTGCACAACAGATACTATTGGCTTATGTACTCCTGGTGTTACAGAAACTATTATTGAAACAGTAACAGAAACAGTAGAGCATAAACCAGATGGTGTTCTTACTACAACAGAAACAATTAAAGACATAACAACTACAACAGTTACCAATGAAAACTCTGGTGATATTTTAGATAGTGATAACGGGTATGTTGTAAAATCTAAAGATGGATCAATGGCCATAGCAGACTGGGGGGTCAAGGCCCCGCTTCTATGCCTACTGGAAATGCTTGTGGTGAATTAAATGTTACCAAGTGTGCTATGATTACTGGTTCGGGTAACTCTACATCTACAATGGGTGTTGAAGGTATGGGTACTACTTTTATTCAGACAGTAAATATTTCTGATCTTAATATTAAACATGGTGGTCAAGCTAACTATGAAATTAGAGTAGACAAGCAAGATGCTAGTGACTCTATCTATATGCATATTACAGGTAAGGATGGAAACACGGATGTTTTTTCTGGCACTGATGTACTTTCAGCAAGTGGTACAGCTTCGGGCTACCAAACATATGAAAGCAGTTTTGATTTTTCTGGTAGTTTAACAACAGTCATTATAGAAATTGGAGGTAGAGATATCAATCTTGCCATAGGCCCCATGTTCTCAAACGTATCTCTGGAAATTTTGTATAACACTATCAATACCATTATCAGCCAAGAAATAACTACTGTAGAAATGTTTGTTGCTCTTAACATAGATGCACCTCAAGAAATTATAGATGTTGTTGAGGATATTTTTGACAGTAATGACATGGTAGATACCGATGATGGTATGTCAATGGAACCCATAGAAATAGAAGAAGTAACTTATGAAACTGTAGAAACAGAAATGGCTGAAATGATAGAGATGGAAATGCCAGAGATAGAAATAGAGGTAGCCGAAATAGAAATGGAAATAGAAGCAGAGATTGAAGCTGAGATAGAAACAACAGTAGAAGAAACTATTGAAGAAGAAATGACAGAGCCAGAAGTAGAAACTGAAGAAACAAAAGAACCAGAGAAAGTTGTAGAAGAAGAAGAAGTAGAAGAAGTTGAGGTAAAAGAAGAACCTAAAGAAGAACCAAAGGAAGAACCAAAGAAGGAAGAGTCAGCTAAAGAAAAGGCTGGTAAGAAAATTGTTAAGTCAATGGATGATAAGAAAAGATACGATGCTACTAATCAATTAAAAACATTAATTGTTATGCAAGTATTAGGTAACTCTAAATCATTCTTTGAAAGTCAAAAACTATTAGAGGACCGTCAAGGTTTCTTTAATGATGCTGTACTAGCTGATGGTGAAATTAACTATAACCTTATGGGCCAATATCTTTTGTTTGTTGGTAGTGATGGGTTACATAACGAAATGGTGGAGAGTCAATGGCGGAACTAGAATTACCAGGTGGAATAAAATTTAAAGGCGGTAAAATTTTTTTAGTAATTACTGCCCTAACAACTTTGGGTGGTGCTATGTGGGGAGGTTTTGAATTTTATAAAGACTACCTGGACATGAAAGAACAAATACAAGAATATGTTGCACCAGATTTAAGTGACTTTGATAAACGATTAGAGTTAGTACAATCAGAAGTAGACATGATCCAAGGTGAATTATCTATGATCATACAAGAAGTATCTTTGGTGTCTGATGTTGCCAATGAATTAAAAAATGATCTGCGTACTGATGTCAGACGTATAGAGTCTATTGTTGAAGATGTAGAGCAACAAGTAAAACAAGATGCTAGAGATAATAGTAAAGATTTAAAAGAAACATTAACATCAATTGAGGATGACATGAATGAGTTAGACAAAGATATTAATGAAGCAATGACAAAGCTAGAAGAAACTATTGATAAAAAAATTAGACTATCATTAGATAACCCTTTGAGTCAGATAAAGTAATGGCTGATTGGGAAAAAGAAATTGCTGAACTACGAACTGATGTAAAGCATATGTTGCAAAGCCAAGAAACAATGCAACAAGAAATTAAAAACTTACAAAAATTTTCAGCTATGGGTTCTGGAGGTTTAAAAGCATTAGTTGCAATAGGATTGGTGCTTGGTATTTTTGGTAAGTGGATGGGATTTTTTGATTAATAACAAGCGAAGAAACGGATGACAAATGATAACACCTATAAACTATGGTTACTTCAACAACTTCTTGAAAGTAACAGATTGCCAGACGATAATACAGAATGGGAAGAAGAATTTGACGGAGGGCAAGACTTGGGGCAAAGACCAACAGAAACAACGCAAATCCAAAATCAGTTGGATGAACGACTTTCATTTAGGTCAAATCTTGTATACACAATTACAACAGGTGAACGACCAATTGCGGTGGAACTTACAAACTACGGTTATAGAGTGCATACAATTCACTAGCTACGGTGAAAGTGATTTCTATGATTGGCATAGGGATAATGATTTAGATAAACCTTTTGAAGATGGATACTTAGAAGGATTAGTACGCAAGATTAGTTTTAGTATTTTATTAAATGATCCAGCAGAATATGACGGTGGTAATTTTCAATTTGAAATAGGTAATCCTAATGACAAAGATAGAATTAAAACATTAGATAAAACTACGCAAGGTGGTGCTATTATATTTCCTAGTTACTTATATCATCGTGTTAAACCTGTCACAAAAGGTACACGCTATTCTTTAGTTGGCTGGGTATGTGGTCAACCCTGGAGGTAGTATGATTAACTATATTATTGCTGGTATCTTGTGCGTCTCAAACATACAATCGACAAATCTGTGTTTTGATGTTAGGATACCTGTGAAATTTGAAACCTTGGCAGAGTGCAATTTCAAGATGAATGAGTTGATAAACGTACTCCATCCAGAGTTTACAGAACGAGGTTTGTATATGCGTACTAAATGCTTTGAAGAAATGAATATGAATGGAGAGAATACTATATGGACTATTACAGATTAAAAGATGAAATTAAAAAACATGAAGGGCTAAGATTAAGAGCCTATCAGTTAGAATACAACACAGCGGATGGATTGGTAAAAGAACCATTCTTTACAATTGGCCACGGACACCGTGTTACAGAGAGTGATAACATAGATGTTACCAAAGAATATGGTTATGATTTTATAGAAACATTATTTGAAATAGATTTTTCTAAAGCCAAAGCTGGGGCAGATCAATTGTTAGGTGATTGTCATCCTATGGCGAAGGAAGCTGGAATAGAGTGTGTTTTTGTTCTGGGCAAAAATGGTTTTAGTAAATTTAAAAATACTATTAAATTAATTAAAGAAGGAAAACACGAAGAAGCATCCGAAGAAATTTTACGATCAAAATGGCATCGTCAAGTACCACATAGGGTGCAAGAAATATCAAGAAAGTTGAGGGAAATATAATGGCTTTATTTAGTTTACTTAGCCCATTAACAAACATTGCAAAAACTGTAACAGAATCTGTTGTTGAGGGTAGAAAATTAAAACAAGAGTTAAAGAACAGCGAAGTCAAAGCTAAAATCAAACAGCAAGAATTAATGGCTGAAGGTAAAATTAAATGGGAGAACCAAGCACAAAAGAATTTAGAAACATCGTATAAAGATGAAGTAGTCTTAGCTATTTTACTTGCACCATGTCTATGTGCTTTTTATCCACCAGCAGTAGAGCATATTAAAGTTGGCTTCTCCGTTTTAGAAGAACTTCCAGAATGGTATATGTGGCTACTTTTTGCGGGATTGTCTAGTGCTATAGGATACC